AGAGAGGCACTTACTGCTAGAGGTGAGGCTACTAACATTACTGAGGATCGTAAGGTATATACCCAGGATGACTATGATGAGACAATTAAGTTAGCTAAGGAGAGACTAAAGAAAATCAAAGGTGAGGTAATAGACATAGATGGCGATTAACAGCGATTACGATGAATTATTTGATAGGGTTCGTGGCAATCTAGGCGAACACTTCGGCAACTATATGTTCATAGTAATGGATGATGATGGTGACTTATTCTATGATTATCCTAATCACAGGGTAGGCAGAATGTTATTAAAGGAAACAAAAGAGGATATGGAAGGCGATGTTCTAGATATTATTTGGGAGGAAGAAACAGAACCAGAAGAAGATGGAGATTAAATTTACAAATCACCCTTTGGTTAAACCACCTACTGATGAGGAGATAGTTCTTCTTGGTGAGAAAGACCCTAGACTTTTAACAGAACTCCACAAGGCCCATGAAGGCAGAATTGAAGCATCTGTAGAAGACCCTATCCGATATGGATTTGATTTAGATGGTTGGAACAGAATCAGAGATGGGTTAGATGAGTATGATGAGTGTTTAACACTAGGTGGTAATAGATCAGGGAAGACTACAGGGTGTGCGAAGTTAGTAATGAAGGCAGTCATGGATAGTTATGATGGCCACATTGTATGCTTCTCACAGAATGCTGACACCTCTGTAAAGGTTCAGCAGGCGGCAGTATGGGAGATGATGCCCAAGGAGTTTAAGAAAAAGACTAAAAGTATAGAGGGGTATATCAATTTCTCTATGCAGAATGGATTTACAGGAAGTTCTTTTATCTTTCCGGATACCAGGACTAGGGTTGATTTCAAGACTTATACACAGTTCTCAAACAATCAGACTATCTTGGAGGGTTTTGAATTTGGGTTCAAGCACCCCAAAGGGCAAAACATAGGAGCATGGCTTGATGAGTATCTTGGCGATGCTTCTTTGGTAAACACTCTTAGATTCCGACTAGCGACTAGAAACTCTAAGCTACTGATAGGGTTTACTCCGATTGATGGTTATACACCATTTATATCAGAATACCTAAAAGGAGCAGAAACCCTAGAAACACGAGAAGCTGAACTGTTATCGAATAAGCCATTACCTGTAAAACAATATAGTAAAGAGAGAGATGCCTCTATAGTTTATCTTCATTCTGATGAAAATCCTTTCGGTGGATATGAAAGAATAGCAAAGGACTTGAAGAAAGCTTCAGAGGAAGAGATACTTGTTAGAGCATATGGTGTGCCAGTCAAGTCAATGACAACACTATTGCCTTTATTTAATACAGAGGTAAATGTTTTAGATGAAACCAAGAACAAGTACAATATGTCCTTTCCGGATATTAGTGATAAGAATGAGTTTACTTGTTATCAGGTAGTTGATCCAGCCGGTGCTAGAAACTATACAGCAATATGGGCAGGGGTAAATGAACAAGGCGAGATATACATTCGTAAGGAGTTTCCTGAAAGAGATATATATGGAGAGTGGGCATTGTTTGGTGATCCGAAATGGAGATATGGCCCTGCCGCTAAGAAGCTTGGTTTAAATGTAGCAGGATATGCTGAAATGTTCAGAGAGATAGAAGATGACTTAGGTGTAGATGTATTTGAGAGAATCGGTGACTCTAGATTCTTTGCAAAAGAGAATGAGAACAATGATGATTTATTCAGAGCATTTGATGATCATAACATGAACTTCCTTGCAAGTGATGGTAGAATGGAGGAAATAGGGATCAATGCATTAGACGAATGGTTTAATTATAATCCTAATCTACCAGTAGACGAAGTCAATAGACCACTATGCTATATACACAGATCATGCGGCAACCTAATCGAATCACTCATAAACTATGGAAGTAATGGGAAAGCAGACGAAGCTCTAAAGGATTTTTTTGATGTAATAAGATATTTAAGAATGAGTAATGGTGGTGAAGGCCCTGACCATGTAAACAAGCGGCAACTATTAACCCAATATAACCATACAGGAGGTTACTAATGGCAAAAAGAAGATTAACAGATATAGCCAAAGACTACGATATTTCATTTGAAGAATTGCAAGGGATTGCATTTAACAAATTGACCGAGGAAAGTATTTCCGGAAAAGGAAAGAATACTTGGATAGATGAGGTTGGACAAGACATCTTAGATGACAATATTCCGATCAAAGAAGTAAAACCAAGAATGTACAGGGGTAAGGTACGAAACATAGCACCAAACCCTAGATTTTCATTCGTTCATGTTAAAGAAAAGAATGGATGCATTAAGGTAGAAATACCTAGAAGATTCATTGGAAAAATAAGAAGCCATCAAATGGTTAATCTAGAAGAAAGAGAAGAAGACCAATATATTATGGTTCTTCCGAAGATAGTTTGATCATTATGTTAAAATAAGACGATATGCAAGACACAGATATTTCGGAGTCACTTACTTATGTGACAGGAGAACCTAATGTAAACCATTTGCGCCATGCTTACGAGCAAACAGTAAATGAACTAGAACCATATTTTGATTTATGTAGGGACTCCTACGATCAACGAAGAAACTATTGGGCAGGGAAAAGTCGTGACCTTCGCAAACATGGGGCTGATGCCTTTCCATGGGAAGGTGCTTCAGACATTGAGTCTCATGTTATCGATGAAAGGATATCAAGACTTGTTGCAATGCTTATGTCTTCATTAAGCAGAGCCAATGTTTCGGCATTTCCTGTTGAAGTAAACGATATAGCTAGATCAAAAATCGTAGGTAGTTTCATGAAGTGGATGGTTAGCTCTGGTTACATCAATCGCTTTGAGAAAGAAATGGAGCTAGGGTGTAACTATTTGTTAGAGCGAGGTATCTTAATTACTCATGTTGGTTGGCAGAGAGAGGATCGTAAATTTCTACAAGAGTTAGATATTGCACAGATTGCCCAAATGTCACCAGAGGTAGCTCAAGCTGTTGATGATCCAAGTAATGACCAGGCATTGGTTGCATTACTACAACAAACCTTTGAAGGAGTAACCGAAAAGAGAGGGTTAAAAGCCTTAAAGGAACTAAGGAAGAAAGGTTCTACAAAACTTCCAATAGTCCGAAGACAAGTAAATTCTCCTGAGGTAAAAACATTAGCACCTGACTTTGACTTTTTCTTACCACCATATGTTACTGATCCACAGAAAGCACCTTATTGTTTCTGGAGAAACTTCTATACTCCACAGGAGTTAGAATTAAAAGTAACCACAGATGGGTGGGATGCAGACTTTGTAGCCGAAATGATTCAGAACTATCGTGGTGTTGATGTATTAGATATAGAAAAGCAACAAGAGGGTAGACGATCAAATCTTATACAAGATTATGGCTACGAAGCAGAGGAGTTAATTGAATTAATTTATGGATATCAGCGATTGATTGACCCAGAGGATGGTTCAGAAGGAATCTACTATACTGTGTTCCATAAACAATTTAGTGGGAACGAAGATGCTCCTGCTTTCGCAATTCACGAATTACTCAATGGATATGAAGATTATCCTATCGTGGTCACAAAACTGTCAGAGGATTCTAAAAGATTGTATGACACTATGACTGCTCCTGATCTGCTTCGTGGTATTCAAAACCAAGTAAAGGTAGAAAGAGATTCACGAATTGATAGAAACTCTTTGGCAACATTGCCGCCAATCATTCACCCTGTCGGACAAGCACCAACAGACTTTGGCCCTGGTAGATATATACCTTACCGAAGAAAAGGAGACTTGGACTTTGCTCCAACACCTCCACCACCTACAGGATCAATAGAGATTGAAAGAACTCTTCAGGAACAAGCTGATAGATTGATGGGATTAGATAATACCCCAATCAGCCAATTGAAGCTACAGTTCTTGGTTAATAAATTCCTAAAGCACTCAGCAGATGTATTAAAACTAGCTTACAAGTGTTTCCAAAGATTTGGCCCTGATAGTGTATTCTTTAGAGTAACCGGTTCTCCTGATCCACAAACATTTGGCAAAGGTGATCCAAACGAAGACTTTGATGTTACTATATCTTACGATGTATTAAACACAGACCCTGAAACTCAAGAGAAGAAACTTGCACAAATCCAAGCACTTACTGCTATGGATCGTAATGGTCGAATAAATGTTGATAGTTTGTTAACAGTTATAGCAAATGCAGTTGATCCTGTGTTAGCCGATCAGATTCTACAACCAGTAGAAGCCGCACAAGAACAAGTAGTCAAACAAGTTACTGACGATCTAGCTAAGATTTTTGCCGGTATTGAAATGCCTGCTAGACCAAATGGCGCTCAGGTTGCAATGCAAGTAATCCAACAATATGGTTCTCAGCCAGATATTCAAGCTAGACTACAGTCAGATGAAGCATTTGCCGCTAGGATGGAAAAATATGTTGGACAATATACCTTTATGATGCAACAACAACAGAATGCACAAATCGGTCGTATTGGTACAGAGCCTGCTGCTATGGGTAGTGTTGACACTCAAAACATTTAGTATGCCTAGTATTGAAGAGATAGAGAAGAAGTACAATAAGTACAAGGGTAACTATGATGAAGTCATGGGCATTGTCATGGAAGAGTTTCCTGATTCACCTGAGTTTCAGATAGCAGTCATGGGTCACATCGGTAGAGAGACTGATGGTACATTTGATTACAAAATGAAACAATACGAGGGTGGCCCTGGGAGAGGTTTATTCCAACTAGAGGATGGTATATATAAGAAAACAGGTGTTGATAAACACTACAGAAATTACCAACGATGGTTGAGGAAAAATGAACTCAATGACTCTTCTCGTAGTCAAGTACAATACTTTAAAGCCAATATAACTGGTACAGAAAGAGGGTACAATGGCGCAGGTAATTCAGATAGAATTATAGAGAGTGCAAAAACAAAAAACCTACCACATATCGCAAACACCATACAGAAGAGATTTTTCCACTCAGGTAACGAAGCACCACAAAAGACATTAGATTATATGGAGTTTTTTAAGATGCCTCTTTTG